AAAGAGGAACACTACCTTCTCTTTCATTAGATTATATTTCAACAGAAGTTTTAGGTGAAAAGAAGTTAGTGTCTGAAAAGTTTCCTGATAAAAATGAGTTTTTCTTGAAGGCTTGGTTAGAAGATACAGAAACTTATCTAGATTATGCAAAGAAAGATGTTGAATTGATGGTAAGGATTGATGAAGAAAATTACACTTCCGAAGCAATTTTATCATTACAACGATTACTAAAAGCACCTTTTGATGCATGTTTTTATGCTAGTAATATGGGAAGTATTTATTTTATGAGAAATGCTACATGGAAAGCACCAACTGGAAAAAAGGTAGAAAATCGTGTTGAATATGAAGGGGCTATGATTTATGACCCACTTTCTGAAGGAACTAACGGATTACATTTTAATGTGGCTGCTTTTGATTTTGCAGGTCTATATCCTTCTATGATGGTAGCAAGAAATATTAGTTGGGAAACAAAGAGTGTAAATCCTACTGAATTTGCTGTTAATATACTTACACCTAGAGATTTCTCAGAATGTAAGCATAAATCTATGTTATATTACAAAACAGATAAATTAGGATTATTACCTTCCGCAGTTCTAGAATTGAAAGAATTACGGAATGACTATAAGCGTAGAATGAAAGAGGCTTATGTTAAAGAAGACAAAGCAGAATACGCTAAATGGAATAACAATCAAATGGCGGTGAAAAGATTAATGGCTTCATTTTATGGAGTTACTGCTTTTCAAGGATTTGGTTGGGCAGATGTTGATATTGCTGCATCAATAACTGCTAGTGCTAGAGAAGCAATAAGAGAAGCAGCATTTAAAGCAAAGGAGATGGAATAAAATGGAAAGAATAACACAATATACTAAATGCATGAGATGTGATAATGAAACAATGATACTTGAATCGAATACTCAACCACCATATGATGAAAGAGCATTTTGCTCGGAATGTGGTCATACTGAAATTAGATATGCCTTTGGCGCATTTATTTTCAATAGTGCGATAATACCTATCAATTCACCTTTTATTACCGCATTTGAAGATTATATAAATTCAGATGAAAGTATAGAAAAGGTAAAGATGTTTGTCGAATCATTACAGATGTTAGAAGTTAAAGAAGAGGAATAAATATGGATGTAGTTTACGGACATACTGATTCTATTTATGTAAAAATTGATTCCGTTGAACAAGCACAAGAAGTTGTTGAAGAAATTAATGAACATGTTAAAACTAAATTTCCAAATGTTTTAGGTTTAGAGGAACACCCAGTATCTTTAGAGTTTGAAAAGTATTATCAAACATTAGGTGTTGGCACTACTAAGAATAGAAATGCTGGATTAATTTCTTGGAAGGATGGTAATTGGTTAGAAGAACCAGAGTTTATCATGACTGGATTTACTGCTAAAAGAGTATCTATTACTCCATTAGCAAAAAGAACACAACTAGATGTATTAAGAATGTGGGTGGAAAATAAACCTAAATCAGAAATAGTATCTTATTGTCGTTCTATTTATAATGATGTTCTAAAGGGTGATATTGAACTTAGCGATATTACTATGAGAACTAGATATAGACCAGAAAGATTTACGATGAAATGTAATGGTAATATTGCTAATGGTTGGAATACTAAGAAATGTAAAAAAACTATTACTTACGATGAAGCAATCAAATTATCTGATTTACAAAATAATGGTGCAACATTAAGATGCCCTGATTGTGATGGTAGTTATTGGACTACATTGGAAGGTAAAAGGCTTTCATTAGGAAGTGCAACAGAAGGTGCTGTAATACATGATATTATTAACCCTAATAATAAGATTACTGACTCATTTCTTTATATCAAAATAAGGAATTCAAATATTGTATTTACCAATCCTTTAAATGGTTTACCTAGAGAAGCAAAATATATTGCATTTAAGACAGTAGATGAATTACCAAAATATGAACCTGATTGGGCGCATTATGCTGAATCAGTAGTTAAGAAATCTGAACCAATATTCAGAGCAATGGAATGGGATATTACAGAAATAAAATTAGATAATAAACAAAGAAGTTTGGATGAGTGGTTTTAATGAAATGGTATGAAAAATTTACAAGTAAAGAAAAACCAAAAGAATCCGAAGAAATAAAAGAACTTAAGGAAAGAGTTAATAAACTACATGCTAGAATTATGCACATGGAACAATTCATAAATAAATTAAAAGAGGCGATGAAATGAGAAAATGTATATACAAACAATGTGCGAATGAACACAACACAATGTATTATTTGTGTCCTGAATGTAGGGAGAGAGAAGAATGAAAGAATACACATATCAATGGAATAGTGATTGGGCAGATGATGAATCTAAACCAATACTTAAGATTACTAAATCATCATTAGGAACATTTAATTGGTGTCCTAAGAAATATGAATATAATTATATTCAGAAATTACCACAAGACCAAACAGAAGTTATGATTAAAGGTAATATTATTCACAATAGTCGTGAAGAGTTCTTTAATAAGTTCGATGTAGAGGAAGCGAAAGAAATGACTCCTGATGAATTATTGATGTATAGCACTACTCTTCATCCTATTGATGAATATCACGATATGTATGAAGTAATGGCTGCATTTGAAACTCAAAGATTTTTAGAATCTAAGGAACAAGACACATTAGATGATTTCTTACCTGTTGGTAATGAAGTAACATTAGATGCTGAAATTGTAGTTCCTAGAAATGTATCTAAGAAATATCCATTATTGCGAGATTATACAGTTCATTTACAAGGTATTATTGATAGGGTATTCAAAGAGGGTTCTTTTTATATGCCTATGGAATTAAAGACCGGTGGATGGAAAGATAGTAAAAGAACTGATATGCGTAAAGAAATGGCGTATTACAAATTGTTATATGAATCCGCTACTGATGAGGAATTGATTTCTAAGGGATTAGACCCTGATATTGATTTCAAATACTGGGCATGGTATTATCCGGCTTCTAATCACTTGACTGTTGAACCTTGTAAAAAGCGTAGCACAACAGCAGTATGGGATTCTATTGCTAAATTAATTAATGCATACGAAAGTGGTTTATTTGCTACTAAATTTTATGCACCTACATGTGGGCAGTATTGTTCATATTTTGGTATATGTGAGGGGGTGACTGATAATTGGCTTTAATAGACAATAAAATAAATGAATATTTAACAGAGAAAACTTGGACTTTTGCAGAGATTCAAGATATTGAAAGAACTGTAACTAACATTTCTGATTCAATATATGAAACAATGAAACCAAAAGACAAGTTAGATTTAGTTTGGGACACCATAGTAAATAATGCAGATGGTGAAGAGTTTAGTAGGATTTTCATAAAGCAGGTAAAATACCAAATTAAGGCAATAGTAGCCGAAGGTATTAAGAACCATTTACAGAATGCAGTAATCACATTCCCGAAGGAGGGTGATACTGATGAAAAACCTAAGCAGAATAAGTGATATTAATTCAAGTATGAATAGTTGGGATAATGATGAAGTTTCCGAGAGAAGTATGGGCTGGTAGTCATATTAAAAATGCACCACAATTTAAAAGATTAATTGTGCGTTCAAAGGATGAATATGTTAATTGGGTCAAGATGTATAACACTAGAATGAATTGCTATACTAGTGTTTATGATTTTGATAAGTTTCATATTAATTCTAAAGTAGATAGTTCTGTTATTTTAGATAGAGCATTTTTAGATTTTGATTCACACGATAGGCCGTTAGAAGAATCGTTTTTAGATGTTAAAGAAACTGCTAGATATTTTTATGAAAATGATTATGTATTTAAAATGTATTTTAGTGGTAAGGGTTTTCATATGTTTGTTTACGGTGAAGTAGCAAATGATATTAGGCAGATTCAATCCTTTTATCAGCAATTAGTTAATCACTTAATTGAATTTAGAAAGAATAATAATCATGACGAACGACCTACTTTAGATAGTAGTGGAATACAAACTAATAGGTTAAGAAGGATTCCTAATACAATGAATCTAAGTAGTGATTCTAAATTAGGAGATGAACAAAATCCTGTTCCATTTTATTGTATTCCTTTGGTTATGTCTGATATGATTAGAGATTTAGGTGCTATTTTATATGATGCATTATCCCCTAGAGGAATTAAAAATAATATTGGAAATACTTTAGTTAAATGGCCAGTAGTCACTACGGTAGAAGCAGCAGATGTAGAAGTAGAAATACCTGAATCAGTAGGAAAGATTCCTTTATTACCTTGTATTCATAACGCTATTATGGTAGAAAATCCTAGTCATGAGGCGCGAGTATATCTTATTCAATGGTATAGAGATATATTAACGATGGGTGAACGTATTATACCATTTGAAAAACAGAAAGAAATTACCCAAATTATTATGGGTGAAATAGAATCAATCGCTGAACAAGATAATGTTTGGTTAGATTGGGATAAATACACTACTCTTAAATATGTAAGAGGAATAGTGAACGGTGGTTACAATGCTCCCGGTTGTAAAACGAAATTAATTCCACAAGGATATTGTATTGGAAAATGTTGGAGGTATGCAGAATGAGACAAACAAAATTAACAGAATTTGGATTTAGAATAATTAGACAAAGAACATTAGAAGAATTTGGATTTATAATAGAATAAGGAAGTGATTAAAATGACTGATGAAAATAATGATAAGAAAAAGGATTGGAAAGACGTAATGGATGAGTTAGATAAAAAACGTGCTAGGGGTGAATTTGCTAAAAAATTCAATCGCAAACATAAAAAGAATTTTGGTTCAAGACATAAGGGAACACCTAAAGGAACTTGTATTATGTGTGGAAAAAGAGTTTCTCCATATACTAGAATAATAGAACCAATGACTAATTTAACCTATTGTCCGACTTGTGCAAAACGGAGAGGAATTAAATGATTACTATTGATGACCGTGAAAAATCAGCATTAAAGGAATATGTTATTTCTGAGGCTACTAGATTAAATATGCCCTATAAAATAGAGCGATTAAAGGTAGGAGATTATGTTCATGGTGAGTGTTGTTTTGAAGCAAAATCAACACATGATTTCTTGGCTTCTGCAATTAGTGGAAGAATATGGAATCAAATAGATAATATGGATAGAAATTATCAAAATAATGTAGTTATTATTTATGGTGAAATGAAGGATGCTTTGACTTATACTCAACATTCATTCAGTAAGATGCCAGAAAGAAATAGGCAAATTATGTTAAGAACTAAATTTTATGGTGCTATGGGTGCTATGGTTTTAGATTATGATGTAAAACCGTTTTGGGTTCCTAACGTAGAAGAAGCCGCGAGAATAATAACTAGTATTTGTAAAATGAGTAAAGTAGAAAGAGTAATTAAATCACCAAAAATAATTAAAACTCTAACATCTACTGATATGAGAATAGATATACTCTCAACTATTAAGGGAGTAAGTCCTGCAAAGGCAAAACTATTGTTAGAAACTTTTGGTTCTATAATGGAAATTGGTGAAGCAACAACAGAAGAAATTGCTAGTTTACCTAAGTTTGGTAATACAGTAGCAGAAAGAATAATTAACGCATTAAATACAGAAGAGAAGGTGAGAATATGAGTGAAGAAAACGATGACGATATTTATTATTATGAAGAGGTTTATGAAGATACACCAACAATAGAAAGTAAATTACCTGCAATTGTAGAAGATTGGGTTAAATCAGCAACAGAGGTTTCTAAGAAAAATCCTGTTCCTGCAACAATGTTATTCTATAATATTCTAGGTGATATAGTAAAAGATATGGTAGCATTACCAGTCGGTAGAAGTATTGAAGATTGTAGAATACATGTTCTTTGGCTTCAAACTTCAGGTTCCGGTAAATCAGAAATGTATAACTTTGTGGGTCCAGTAGTTAGAAGGCTTTATGAGATTATGGAAGAAACTCAAGGCAAAAGATATGATATATTCGATTTGGATGACTATACAGATGGAACACTTATTGGTTCTTTCAAACCAGTAGAAATAGAAGAAACAGATGATGAAGGTAACATTCGTAGAGAAAAGAGAATGGAACAAGTTAATGGAGCATTACATGGTCAAGGTTTGGCTTATTGGGATGAGTTTGAATATTCTGGAGTATTTAGTCAATCACAACATAAGCAAAATGTAATTGTTTATTTGAATACTTTTATGAATAGTTTGCATGGACAAAATTGGCAAATTAAAAAGAAACTTACTCATTCAGAAAATACTTTAGTTTGTGAGTGTAGAAGAAGTTCTTATGCTACTTCTTATATTCCACACAATCTTTCTACTCTAATTGCAGAAAAGGGAGTATTACAAAGAATGTTAATATTTGTTAGAGAAGTGGATGAAAAAGAAATTAGAGAAATGCGTGAAATGGTTATTAGGTCAATGGGTATTATTAGTGATAGAGCAACGCCTGTTGAAAAATATGCTTTAGCATTTAATTCTATTTATACAGAAGTGTTAGAAAGATTTAATGAAGTAAATGAAGACCCCTTACAAACTTTAGAATATCCGAATGAAGTAAGAGAAGTTATAATGCAACAATATTATCAGATGGAAGAGTTTATTCATAATGCTAGACCAGAAGTTAAACACGCTGCTAAGAGTTTTATTTCTAGATTATTGGTTATGATGTTTAGATTATCTGCTCTAAATTGTATTGCAGAAGCACCCAGTATAAGTGATGAAAAAGCAAAATGGATTGTTAAACCACGAAATGCGCTTCAAGCAGCAAGAATTGTGCGACAGAGTTATATGTCGCTTGTATCATGGCTAGACGAAGCACTTAAGCAGGAACATAAGTCAGTTGTTGAACAAAAGCAAGTTGGTAGATTTAAAACCATTTATCACTCTATGAATAAAGATGAAGATGAATTTGTTCCAAAGAAACTTCTTTTAGCCAATTTTAGAGAACAATCAGGAAAAGGTATAGCGACTGTTTATCGTTGGTGGAATGAGGAAGCATCAAAATACTTTGAAGAAAAGAAAATAGGTAAAACTGCTTATGTTAGATTGGAAGTGACAGAATGAAGTGGGAAAATAAATATATTGTATTTGACGCAATAGATGGACCTAAAGTTATTCAAGAAAGTTTAGATACTTTTGGGGATGAAGGTTGGGAATTAGCAACAATGATTACAGTAGCAGGTGAAAAGATTGTAGCATTCCTTAAACGTAGGCATGATATTGTTGAAGAAAAAATTGATGATAAAGCAGAAAAATTAGCAAAGGTATGGGGTAATGATAAATGAGTGTTTTAGCCATTGATATAGAGACAAAGAATATGTCTCATGAAATCGGTGGCTGGAATAATACTCATATGTTTCAAGTATCTACTGTTGCTACTTGGGATGGAAATAAAGGCGTTGTTTATGTTGATGAACCCGTTGATTGTTTTGCTAAAACTGGAATAGAAGTAAAACCTCTATCAGTTCTTAAATATGATTTAGATGAACATTATGAAAATGGTGGTCGTCTTTTAGGTCATAATATTGTTTCATTTGATTTACCTGTTCTAAGAGATTCAATGGACATATATTGTATCAGAAAGTATATGCAAAAGAAAGCATATATTGATACAAGTTCTTCATTAGTTTCAGGACACGGCAAAAGAATTAGATTAAACAATTTAGTAAAACATTCATTGGGGGATTCAAAAACAATGGATAGTGCAGATGCTCCCTTTTTATGGAAACAAGGAGATTTTAATACAGTTACAGAATACTGTCTTAAAGATACACAACTCGTCTATGACTTATGGAGATTTGGTCAAAAGAATGGCTATGTATCTGCATATGATATAGATGAAGAGATTAAAAAACAATATGAGGTGAAATGGAAATGAGTGCATGGAGTTGGTTAGGCTTACTATTATACATAATGCTTATGGCAGTATTTTTCTTTGCGGCCTTTGGAACATCAAATATGTCCGAAGATAGCATTGACGAATATATGGATAAATTGATTAGAGAGTCCGGTAATAGATAATGTCCTTAAAATGTGATTGTAAGTATTGTGGTCTTACTACAATACCTAAGAGAATACAAGGCATTTATGTTGGTTCGACAGAAACGATAAAATTATGGGAATGTCGAGAGTGCTTTTTTGTTTGGTCAGAAAAGAATCCTCTCGGAATGCCCGTTTAAAAATTTTTGAATTTTTTACAGACATTTTTTAGTATTTCTATATAGAAATACTAATTTCAGAATAATTAGGGGTTATTATTTCATTTCTATTAGCCGACGGCGAGGGTATTTAAATCGGCAATTTATTTCAAAAATATCAATCTCAAAGATAGAGAAATCGCTTCATAGGATGCCCTAAAACGTCGCTCAAGACACCCCTTGAAATGGGTGGGGGTCCGGCCCCCCTTGAGCATTCGACGGCTTCTCAGACCCCCTCAGAGGCTTGTATTTTAATCACCATAAGATGCAAATAAAATAAATGCTGCAACTAGAAAAAGAAGCAAATTTATTGTTATATAAACAACCTTAGTTTTAGTTTTCATGTAGAACTCACTATGAACCAACCGTTCTGTAAGTTACCTAAACCATTAGCATCAGTTAAATTATTTTTATCATAACTAATATAAGCACATAACGTAACACAACCCATACTAGGCAAAGTCAAAACATTAGAAGTTCCAATCATTCCATGAGTAGTTTGAGCAAAATCAATTTCATCACCACTTGCCGGAGAAATAATAGCAGAAGCAGATGTAACATTTTTAATTATAATTATTTGTCCTGTATTTACAGTAGAACTACTTGTTGCTGGTAATTCAAAAAAGTTATTTGCAGAGTTTCTAACATCAGGTATTTGTATATAACCATGCATTAATTGTCCTTTAGTTCCTGTTGGGCCAGAAACTAACATTCCCCCACCCGGAGTCATATATGTATGAGCGCGGCCATCAGTCATTGGAGTAATCATTGAACCTGAATTATCGAATTTTAATCTTTCAGCCGCAGCAGCACCACCGGACATTGTTTTTAATGTTAAAGAAAAATCTTCTGAACCTCCTGTTGTATCAGTAATTGCAGTTTCTATTGTAGCACCAATTTCATTATTTCCTGCTGATGTTTCTACTTCAAATTGTATTCCAACACCTAAACCAGTAGCGGGAGTCCCTGATGTTTCTTCTGTAATTTTTAATGGAAATACAACTGCATTAGTTGTTGAATCGCTATTTACTACTTGTAATGCATTATCAGGATTATTTGTATTTATTCCTACTTTACCATCGGAAGTAACTCTTAATTTTTCAGTAGCAGCACCAGACGAACCAGTAGATAAAATTAAATCTGTTGCATTAACACTACTACTAAATGTATCTTGTGCTATTGCTTTAATAGAAGCAGAAACTTCTGTTGCATCTGAACCACTACCTTCTACTGGCGCAGAAAAATTAATTCTACCTAATTCATCATTAGCAACAACAGTAGTTTCTCTTGTTTCAATTGATATTTCACCCGCAGGTGCGGTTCCTGTTCCTGTTAATCCTCTTACACGAATACCTGACCCTTCAACCATTAATTGAGTGTTAAAAGCATCAACTGTATCTCCATCAACAATAGAACCAATCAATAAAGTTCCATCTTCTGTTCCATCTGTTTTATCTAAAATTCTAGCAAATATACTTGTATAGTCAATATTTTCAGGTGAACCAGCATCATTTTTTCCTCTAGCATCTATTCTCATTGTAAAATCATTATCTGCGGGTGATGAAGAGTTTCTAAAAAATACTAAATCTGGTGCAGTTCCAGTTCCCGCATTTGTATTTATTAGTGTTAATCCTGCATCTGTTGTTCCAGTTGTTGTTCCAGTAATTTGCCCAGTAACAGATAAATCTCCTGTAACTGTTGTTGCTCCTGCTCCAGTTATACTTAATTTAGCAGCATCAGAATTATTTCTAACCTCAAAAGCAGTATTAGCATCATCACTACCTAATCTTGCTACAATTTTTTTATCTGCGTCTGTATTATCAATAACAAAATCTCCACCAGCAGTAGGAACTTCTACGGTAGTTCCACCAGAAGCAGCAGTTATTTTACTCATTTCTGTATAACCAGAATTATTATAACCTATACTTAAACTATTTTCAGTTTTATTTACAGTAAGATATTGAAGACCAACATTTGCTGTTCCATTGTGTGTAACAACAGCAATAATAGTATCTCCTGCTGTATATTCTGGAACTTTATTTACAGCAGTAGGATTCCTAATTCTAAGAACATTTGAACTATCTGCTACTAATAAATGATAACCATTAGTATAAGTAGAACTTAAAGCCATATTATTTACTGCACTAATTGAAACTTTATTACCATCTCTAAAAATAACACCTGCTCCTACGTCAATTTGTGTTGCACTATCAATTGTAATATCAAATCCACTTATTGCATAGTTTTGACCTAAACCATCAGAAAGTGCTTTAATAATTCCTGTATGTGGAAAATCAACACCATCCTCTATTTGAGCAGTTGGTGATGTTGCACTTTTACTGTATTGATTAGGGTTACTTACCATATTATTCGACCTCCGCCACTAAAGTAATATCTATTGTATCTGATGCAGTAAAAGGCCCTAACGCATCAAAGTTGAATCTAGCAACCATAACTGTATCTGTTGTAACTGCCGTAGAAATAGTATCTGATACTGATAAAGCCATATTTGTTTTTAGAGTATTAAAATGAACCTCATTTGAGGGTAATGTAGCAAATATACCAAACTCCCTTATTGTTTCACCATTTAGCGAATTAAAAGTAGCATTGAAATCAACTACATTTTCATCGGATAATACTGACGAAAATGATGATGAAGATGCAACAACCGAATCTAAATCATTACTAGATGGGTTAGTGCTATCACCACCATTACCTACTTTCGCGGTTGTAGTAAATGTTTTTAAAAACATCGCCATTCTTCGTTTTGTTTCTTCGGTTATCATAGATTTATCTCCTTTAATGTAGTAGTAGTAGAACTAGTTCCTCCGGTGAATCCTAATGTGGCGGTCCCTATATTTAATGTTTGACTGAAACCTAACAAGAATGAACCCGCAGAAGTAGTTTTAGTAATTATTAATTTGATTGGTTTTACTCTATATTGTTCAAGATTGATAGCAGTTTCTTCATTTTCTTTAAAAGTTTGACCTCTAATGAATGCTCTTGACTTTTTATTATCAATCAATATCTCTGCAAGTTTAGCCTGTAAACCGGCATTAAAAACACCTAATTCTAATTGCATAGGCCCAATTTCATATTTTATACCCAAAACCAAATATTCGCCTCTAACTATTCCATTATATTTAGATTCAAAATCTACTACATCACCAACTCTTAAATATTTTAATTTATCAGTTCCTAAAGTTACCGTAACTCTTTTACTATTTTCTGTGTGTTGTTTAAGTAATCTTCTTGCTTCTGTATCTACTTCTTCTTGTGTAGTCAAGGATTCATCAGTAACTTCTAAAGTTTTTGTTCCAAATTTTTTGATTCCCCGTATATCACGCACTTTAGATTTAACTCCTCTTCCGTAAACATTAATGTCGTTATAATAATCAAATAAAGAATTTTCTCTAGTTACGCTTGTAATTTTATAATCTGGATTTTCATCTGTTATAAATGCTTTAGTAAAATTAGAACTATCTAATATTTTAGTTAATGAAATGTTATTACCATCAAAATCTAATCTTTTATTTTTTAATCTTGCTAAGAAATTAATTGCTGAATAAGCATCTGCTCCTTGAAAGTTTGGTCCTATAAAATACTCAAATTCAGGAGTTGTATTATCAAATTGTATATTATTTCTTTCTAAAATATCATTAATTATATCTTCTGCTTCTAATGCAATACTAACTGAACAACCTATTTTAGCATTTGAAGCCCTTCTTAATTTTGTTGGTCTTGGGCTTGTAACAGTAAAAGGTGTTGAAAAGGAAACTATTCCTAGTTGTTTTTCAAATTTATCTGCAAATGTTAATGTAGGAACTGTAATAGTTCTACCAAAAGAACTTCCTCTGATACCTGTTATTGAAAATGTTTCTAAACCAAAACTTTGTTTTCTTTTAGTAATTCCATCACTAGTATAAAAAGTATAATTTCCTTTACCTAATGCTTTATCTTCACCAAAGAAATTTGTTGGGTCACGAACAACATAATTATCTCCTGAACCTAATCTATCAGAATCTATTATAACATACATAGATAATACTGCGTCTTTATACCCAATTGATACCTTTCTTGGAGGACTAACTGATTCTCCTTGAATTACTGCGTTACTACCTTGTAAACCAACAATAGAATTTTGAAATGTATTAGTGTCTGCAACATCTCCATACATTTTATCGCTTCTTGGCATTTTTGTGTATTCAGAGTTCATAGTATAAAATTCTAATTTGTTTGGTGTATTTTCATGGAAACAAACTTCTGATGGTTTAAATATCCTATAATATCTTAAAAAGGGCGTAACTGCGGTGCTTATATCTCCATCTAAAACAATTTTGTGTGTTATACCATTTGAATCACCTATGATTGTATGTGAAACAACATACAATAATTTTTCTGGTTGAACAGAGTAAGAAGAACCAAGTTCCATCTCAAAACCACTATATCTTGTGCTACTTACATCATCAATATCAGTCATATAACCATTCATATCTGCTAAATAATATCCTGTTAAATTAGGCCCAAAATCTAACCAATAATTATTAGGATGGTCATTACCTGCGCCATCAGAAGATATATAGTCGCTATAATTATTTATGTGAATTGTAGTATGAGTAGTCCCATTTTTTGTAGTAGTTTCTAAAGCAGGAACTCCACTACTTGTGCTACTTTGAACTTTTAATTTAAGTATAGGTTTAAAGAAATATTCAGCACCCATACCAATATAATCACCTGCTTTAACATCTGCTCCAACTGCAAAATTTTCATACAATGGTAAAAATAATGAACTAAATCTTGCTCCACCTGTTTTAGCATCTATTTTAACATTTACTGCTCCTTCTCCAACCGCTAAACACATACCGTCAAAATTTGGTATATTTAGATTATTTGGTGAATTAGAACTACCGGATGTTCCTCTATCTAAATTATATTTGTCGAATAAAACTATTCTAGAAGGATAATAAATATTGTGAGTTAATATTGTATCTTTATTAACTATAAAATTGCTTGCTCCTGTATTATTTCCCTGTGAATTAACTTGTAATGCTTCAATAACTCTAGAAGGATGAATTCTATCTAATACACCATTACCGCTAGAACCTGTTCCTCTACGAACTGTAAATTCAATATCAGTTCCACCAGAAGTCCCTATATCTGCTTTTAATATTTTAACTGTATCTCCATCAACATAAGAACCACTAGGATTATTTGTAATGAATACTTTACTAGTAGCAAAGTTATATCCGCCACCACCTATTTGTTCTGTAATTACTGTAACTTCTAAATCATTTGAAGTGCTTCCAGTAGTAGCAACATCTGTGCAAGTAATTCCAGTTAATGTTCCAACTGTTCTAACATTTGATGCATTACTTATTATTTGACCTGAAGTAATTTCTGCTTCTGTCCATGAATCACTTTGAACGATTAGTGAGTTATTATTAACATAACTACCACTAGTTCTTTGTTGTAACATTAATGGTAGTTGTATGTTTTGGTCATTCAATTGTATAGATTCAAAATTAACATGGTCAAATTTGTGGTTTGCGGCAGTATCATCCTTTTTAAATACTGCACCCCTATACATACCAAATCCTTCATTTCTATTAGTTGGAAAATTACTTAAATCTGCTACATGGGAATCAGTAGTAAAACCTTTAATGTTAAGTAAAGTATCTTCTTTACCTTGTCCCATCACTAATGTATCTACTAACTCTTCACCTGAGAAAAATGCAGATTTAATTTTATATAATTTAGTTGCAGTTCCAGTATGAACAGGAAATTCTCCATTTTTATTTGAACCAATACCATTAGGGTTTTCACTGTTTAAGAATATTAATGTATTTGCGGTAGATGAACTATGAAGTTTACCTACCATATTACCATCTTCGTAAAATATTAATTCACCACCACTATGTCCTAAACCATGACTAGAGGCAGGTATTTCGATAGTAGTATTAGAACTAGCATTATAATCAACTGCACCAGTAACAGTTCCATGACTACTTCTATCAATTATATTTTGTGCGCTATATATAAAATTAGGTATAGTGGTTTTATGTTCTACAATATTTTCAGGGTCTACGACATTAAAGTGCCAATCAAAACATAATTCGGTTAAACGCATTACACCAAATCTTTTAATTTCCGAGGGGTTTATTGATGATTCAGAAATAGTTAATGTTTCAAAATTTTCATCTGTATTATTTTCTCTACTTGCACTACCAATTAAATCTTCATATGTTATACTACTCTCTTCTTTTGTTGGTTCACCATATAACATAATATTGTAATCAGTAAATAATTTACTACCATTTAAAATATTTGTTTCCCTTTGTTTTGAATCCGGGTATATATCAGCAACAGAGAATATAAAATATTTTTCTGCACTTTTATGAATATGTTCTAAGTATTCTCTTGCTCTATTTATTGCATTTAATCTTCCTTGGTCTTCTTCTCTAAAAGAACTTTGACGACCTAAATTACCTCTTCCCCAATCAAGAGAGGTATCAATTGTTGCTTTTGGTAATGAGTCCATTTTACTATAATTGGTATTTAATTTAAAATTATGTGGTGCAAATGTAGATGTGGCTGCACTATAATTTTTAGCATCAGCAAAGTTAGAACCAACAACAGGTTTATTTTCTGTTTTAGCATGATTTAATACTCTATCTACTGCTCCTAAATTACCATCACTTACAATAGAAGAATTAAAGCCAGAACCCGGATAAAATTTATACGAAGAAGAAATAGTTCTTAAATTACTAGTTGTAGCCATAATATTTTGTATTGCATCCATATCAACAGTGATAACATTTTTTCCTGTAATTGATGCTGAATCAGAGGAGTGTGTATCTAAATACCTATACAAATTTTGTCCGTGAAACGTTTCAGAAGTAATATCACGAAAACCAATAGGTCTATTATTTACAGAATATTGTGGATTGACTAGTTGAACTACCCCACCTACATCAATACCTTGTTTATTTAAAAATGATAATTGTGAATTTTTATATGAATCAATTCTATAAATCTTAGTTCCAGCAACCGAAGTATAAAATCTATCTAAAGATATATTGTATGAAATTGTTTGTCCTGAACTTCCGTTATGGGTTTGTTTTGCTCTTTTCCAAAGAACTTTACCAATCACTGTTCCATCTTCTTCATAAATATATTCAGGTTGATGTGTAGCAAAATCAAATGGTAAATTACCCCAATTTGAAGAACCTATTGTAAGAGTAAAATTAGAAGCATTAGATACGTTAGCAGAAAAAGTCCAACCAGTATCTATTAAAGTTTCTAATGCAACATTTTCTCTATTCAAATTTTCTCTTGCTAGAATAGCAGGACAAAGTGGTGCTAATTCAATAATACTTTTATTATCCTTTTGTTCAATATCAATTACATCATAACTCATTACAGAATTAACAATTTTAGATTCAGCATATTTTTTGTAATATTCTGCGTGTTCTAAACCAGTTAATGCACAATAAAAATTATTATCTTTATCTATATTATCTGGACTAGAGATATTAAAGCCTCTAGCATTTTTATCTGTATTTAAAGAAGAACCAATTAAAGTAATATTAGTATTTAAATCCTTTCCTGAAGTAAAAATTAATCCTTTATTTGCACTACTATCTAATGACGTTACAGAATTGGTTTTATGGTGATTAGATTGTATCGCTTTAGAAAAAGAAAATAGTGGAAATGAAGTAAGATGTAGAACTTCACTTGAAGCAAGAGAAGTCATAGCACCATCTTTTAATGTAATTTGTCTATATGTTCCAGAAGATGCGTCATTATCAAATGCTGCTACTTCACCGACAAAATGCTTATCAGAGTTAAAAATTAATTGACCAACATAAATTGCTTGATTACCTAAAGTATCACTATGATGATTAACTGTAATAGTAGTAGCATTAATCGCTACTGCTCCAGTTGATTGTATTGTAGTTAGTGAAGCATTAACAACTGCATTAGAAAATGCTAACGGTCCATAAGTAGAATAAATCATATCTTCTGAATGAGTATAATTTCTATTAATTATTGGTCCGAGTAATTCTCTAACTTTATTTCTTCCTATTACTTTAAATGATGGAATGCCTTGTATTGATTCTTCTATAATTACTTCTACAACACCTTCAAAAACTTTTTTATCTATAATATAACTACCAACATAAAAATCTAAAATATGCTGACTACTAACTACTGAGTTAAATCTACCTGTCTCGTATGTTATTGTTGTAAATTTATTATTAGTATCTACTGTGGCAAAAGGCAATCTCGTTCCCGCTAAAGTTCCTTGAGTTAAGAAAATTTCTAAATCAGAAATTCTGCTATCTAATTCAAAATCAACTATCAAATTTTGAGTAATTGTAGACCATCTTGGCCTAAAAGCATTTTGACTTGAATAACTCTCTTGTAATCCTCCGCTACTTCTACCACTAATACTACTACCAAAATGACTAATTGTTAGGGTTTGGGTATTAGAACTAACTGCACTAATAGCACTAATACTATAATAATGATTACCTAATTTTATATCTTGATAATTAGCACCACTCTTCAATAAATTAGTTAAATCTTGACCATTTTCTAAAGTTGCTGTTAATGATGTTGAACCAGATGTTCCAGTGAAAGTTCCTATTAATTGTGCATCATATTCTTCACTCATACTATTATTAGTTAAATTTTTTCTTATAGTTAATGGGTCATTTTCTTTTATTTTATGAGATAAAATTCTTTGAGTATCTGTTAATTTTATTTCACAATAATCACCACTAACTGAAATATTTTTATTTATTTCAAAATCCATTACATTTGTATGTAAAGAACATTCTTCTGGAGAAGAAGTATAATGTAAATATCTAGTTGGCCCAGTGTATGAATTGCTCGTATTATCAGATAATCTTCTTTGAATATTAGCAATAGCCGTGTCCCAATCAACATAATCATTAGTCGCAGATTCATCTATATTTCTAAGATTATCAACTAATTTAATGTTATATGAAAATAAACTATTATCAATAATTCTTTCACCAAAATCTTGAACTGTTGAAAATACGGTTTTAATATGAGAAACTGATGAACCATCAGACCTAGATGAGTATAAAGTATATTTTGTGTTATGGTCTAACTCGCTTGGGTTATTTACCCTATCTTCATAAAAGTAAAAGTTAGGTCTTGATAAAAACGTATGATTTGCATGTTTATTACCACTACCGGCCATTCTTAATCCGTATGCCACCGCTATAACATCTGTATTTACTAAATTGCCAGAACCATCTTTAAATTGTGGACCCTTAAAAATAGTAAATTTAGTTCCTTTAGGTATTTCTTTTCCATAACTAGGAGTAAATTCAAATGATGTTCTATTACCATCATCATCTTTTATATATTCAGTAATTTTAGCAAAATGGTGTTTATTTTCATCATCTGCAAAGAGTAAAACAAAATGGTCATAACTATTATTTGTAATAACAGAAGTATGATTGTTTGAAGGAGTTTGTAATGTAGAAGTTGTGGGGTCGGTAGTTATCCTATATCCGGGCGTATTAGCAAAATTTTCAGCATATGTTGTAACATCAGCCGCAGTAGGAAAAATTCTATTCAATTGAACTGGATTACCATTTGTATGACTTACTCCATTTGTAGCAACAGTATCTCCTGTTGATTTATTTTTAACTACTTCATAACAAACAATACCTGTTGCTGTAATAGCGGTAGTATTAGTAGGATTACTTACATTTGCTGGCCATTCTCCACCTGTTGAAGCATCATCAGGATTATAAAACCTAATTAATGGATTTGTTGGAACTTCTACTCCTGAATTAGTAGGAGGATTAGAAGTAGTTAAACCACCCCGTTGCATAACCACTAAATCAGAATAAATATTAGTCATTCATCTGCCTCCTCAAATCTTAGATACAAGAGATTATTATGTAATTGTGGATGTAAAGTAAACCTTCTTGGAGTTCTTTCAACATTAATATTAGAAATTGATAATTCATGTATTTCTCCCATAAATTGTTTTCTAGTATTTGCATCCGTATTAGAAAATTGTGAATGGTCTACACCAATAAATACATCTTCTGCACCCATAACAAAATCATCGTTAGTATCAAAAGTTTGTTCTCCTACATTTATACCATTAACAAAAATCATAATATTTTTAGAATTGTTATTGTAAGTAACCAATACATGAAATGGTGTATGTGAATACACATTTTCTTTTTCTGTGGTTAATTTTTTTCCAGCAGTAGAAACAATGCAAGTGCTAGAATTACATGTATATTCTGTGCTACCTAATAAAATAGTTGATTCAATTCTATATTCAGCAGGGGCAGAAGCACTACTACTCTGAGTATTTGCTAATCTAACTTCAAAAGCGGAACAACTGTATAAACACATTTTATAACTAAGCCTATTACTAGACGATAAATAACTATAACCCTGACCAGTGCTTCTTGAAGGCATTGTTTTTGTAGATATATTATTAGGGTGAGTAGCATTACCAACTACATCATAAGGAGTTATAATTGCTTCAAATGTAAAACTATCATAATCATCCCAAATACCATAAACATTATCAGTTCCAGCATCATCAACAACATTATCGCTATAATCTAATGTAACATACCCACTACACATAACAGGAAAAACTAGGCTTTTATTTTGCCCTATATATGTTGAATACATGTTATTACCTACAAAGACATAGTTGCTACTTGAAAATCCATATTAAAATCTATTGTCCCACTATCACCAGTAATAGATGTGCTAAAGTTTCTAATAAAACCCTTCAAGCCACTAACTTCTACTCCATCACTACTTGGAGCAGGAAAACTACCTGTTAATGTGGAATCTAAAACTTCGGAATATCCACTTAATGCCCCAACATTATCATCATCTCTTACTTTATAAGTAAAAGGTATTGTAGGTAGATTAGAAATATCAGTGGTTTCATCTATCCCAGTGTGATAATTAAATGTTTTATCTACTCTTGATGGTAAAAGTAAAATTAACTCATTTAAATTTTGATTAGGTTGTAAGAAAGAAGAATCAACATATGAATGAATCAATTGCGCTATTTCAAATGCAGTAAATGATTTTGTTATTTCACCATCATTATCATTATATTTTTTAACAATATTCATTTCAACTATTGTTCCTGCTAAAGTGATAGTTTTATCCGCCATACCTAAATCCAAAGAAGCAATTGAAGATTCTCCAGTAACTAAACCACTAAAAGGAACAGGAAAAGACATAACTGTTTTACCCGTTTGAATACTAACATCATTACATAATAATGGTATTCTGTTAGTTACGTAACCGTCACCATCTTTTCTAGATTGTAAATTTAACAATACTCTATACCCATCACTATAACTAACCATATCTTCTTACCCCCGATGATGTATGTCTATTTATTTCACGATTAATGTGTTCACCTACTTTCTTAGCAATATCTCTAATTTCTTGGTCAGATGCACCAATTCTTCCTTGAACCTGAACTGTTATATTATTAGTTACACCACTTCTCATGTTTTTAGATTGTGCATTAGAAGTAACTTGAGAACCTTTTGGTAAAGAAACTATTTCAGGGCCTCTTTCACCAACAACTGTTAATGGTGTAGTTACAGTTCCACCGGTAGATGCAAAACCCAAAGCACCCATAATAGCAGTTCCAATGGCAATTGCTAACATTGGAACCCATGAAAAACTAGCAATAATACCAATAATTAATAATATTGCTCCTATTAATGCCCCTATTTGAAGGAATGTAGAAACAAGTGCCTCAAGGAAATTTTCGGTTTCAGCGAATGCTTTATCAAAAGTTCCCATAGCCACCGCAACTAAACTACCTAATACTGCTACAAGTCCTGTTAATAATACCTTTCCTACAATTAAAAGTATATCTAAAAATACCTTACCCAAAGAAATTAAAAATTGTAAAAAATCACCATCAACTAAGGCTCTATATAAATCAGTGGCATTTTCGACTAAACTTTGAAAACTTGTTTTTATACTTTCAAATCCTTTTGATAGTAAAGAACCTAAATTTTTAAATCTTTCTAGTATTGATGGGCCATTTTTCCTAAAGAATTGGAATATAAAAAATGCTGCTATACTAACAACTGTAAAAACAAGTAATAATTTAGCAGCAACCATAGCAATCTTTCTGATACCTACTCCAATTTGTGTTATTTTTTTACCTACTTTAGCCTTAAGTAAATTTTTTCTTAATTTTATTTCTTCGCCAATACCTTTTTTGAATCTTTCAAATTGTTTAGCATTTATTTCTTTAAGTTTAGTCATTTCCTTTAAGGTCTTTTCTTCCAAAGGATTTTTTGTTCTTCTTAATCTTCTTTCCGCAAATTTGCCAGCAATAAATCTTCTTCCAGAACTACTTATTGTTCTTCTTCTTGCAGAAACGACAGCCTTTTCACTTTCTGATTCACCTGTTAATGCTTTCTGTGCTAAATTTATTTCCTCTTGGGCCGCTAATATTTTAGGGTCTGTTAAACCTTTAACTAAATTATTACCAAATTTCTTAACTATTTTTCCCATTTTATCATATGTAGATTGATATGCTCTTTCTGTTAATAATAATGCTTGTTTATGTGCTTCTGCTGGTTCTAGAATTTGTTCAAAAGCCAGTTTATATGTTTGAAATTCTTCTGTTCTATCAAAACTTTTAGTGTCTACTATTTCACTTAATTTCTCATATTCTTTAGAGAGAGTAGAAAGTTTTCTTGCTTGTTCAATAGCACTTTTTAAGCCTTCATCTTGCCTTCTATAAAATATGAACAAAATATCAGAAATAGCCCTAACTTTGTTTTGTAATCTCCAAAGACCACTACCTGAAACTAATCTACTAAATACTGTCCAACCTTTACCGCTTTCGCTAAGATTAGCGAAACTACGAACTAATCCATCATTAGATTCACTGACTATATCCATAGCGTTTGCTATGTTATATAAATCATCATCTATCGCCATTACTTCATACTCCGTTGGGCTTTTTGAATTTCTTCCATTTCAATTGTTTTAAATTCTTTATGTATTGTAAGCATTTCCATTGCTAAATCCATTGGCATGTTATATACTTCCATTGGGTTAATACTAAATGCTTGCGCTAATGTATATACCATTACTTTTGACGCTGTTATAGGGTCATTAGACCCTCCTTTCAAAACAGCGCGGAACTTTCTTCCTTTCCCTCATCATCCCCCAGTAAGTCACCAAAAGGATTAGGGAGTATTTCTTTTAATTGATTCCCAATATAGGGATTGAGTCGTAACATATCAATGGTTGATAATTGTGGTTCTGTTTTTTCAACAAAGTTTTCAACCATATATCTATACATCTTATTTAAATCCAAATCAAAATTCTGTGTTTTTGAATCTATATTTAATACGCTTGATAGCGCAGTTTCTACTTGAAGCCATGTAGGTTGTTTAACCCAAACTTTCAAGTGTTCTTCACTATCAGGAGATACCTTCAAGTGATGGCATTCTGTGTTTACTGCTGCAAACAATTTGTTCTTATCTGATACTACTTTCTTTTCCATTTTTTCCACCTCATAAACCAACAAACAAACAGTTGGTGGAATTTAATCTATTACTTTTTCTTTGTAGTTTTTTGCACCTTTTTAGTCGCTCCTTTGGGAGCAGTTTTGACGGGCTTAGTAGCCTCAACAGGGGGAGTTTTAGGTTTAGGGGCCGATTTTTTTGCCTTTTTCTCAGCCACTATTCGGGCTTTTTTATTGTAAATAGGCATAATACATCATCATCCGTGAATAATCCAACTACCAGTGTATTTGGCTTCATTTAATTTTCTAGCCATGATAGTAACTGAAACTTCAACTGGCCCCTTATCATCAGGAAGTGGAACATCTGCACCAGTAATCATATAATCTTGAAATTTAAGATTGAAAGTTTCTCCAGTATCTTTTTGGAAATTAAATTCTAATAAACTATCACTAGCATTTTCAGTTTGAGAACGTAATTCATCCCAAATCTTAGTATCTGTAATTAAACATGTAGCCTGAATTTCATAAGTTCGTTGTGCTGGAATATGTTCAGACATAATTTGCCTATTATATTCACCAACATATCTTTGTTGTGTAAGATTATTATTAATAGTAACACTTGCAGTTTTAACTCTAGCAAAGTTAGACCCAAATATTCTCAATGCGCCTTCAAAGTATTGGAAAGGTAAATTAAAATCTCTTTGTGAAGAAAAGTTAGTTAAACTACTTACCTCTTTATCAGTGAGAACAATATCGGCACTACTATCCATTGACCTTTGAACAATATATTTAGTAGGAACATCAAATATTCGTCGTGTAGCAATATCAACGGATGCTTTAACTTCTTGACCTTCTTCAAAATTAAGAGTTAAAGTATTTACCTGATTACCTGTTAAAATTCTACCATAAATATTTTGATTATTAGTATTTGAATCTACTTGATTAGTAGCATCTGATTCTTTTTTATATGTAACTTCTAATCCAAAAGAAGGTAATCGTTCTGAATTAGCAGCACCAAACACATATGCAATTTTATTAGTTGAAAAATTACTTGTTGTTGCTAATGTATATTCTTTAACATTGCCTAATGTAGTTCCTTCTCTTAATGGTGGTATAATTACAGGCCCACCAGTAATTTTTTTGTTTTGAATTAATTTATGGAAAAATGGCCCACCAACATCATCAACACCAGTATTACCATTAAACACTATATCACCATGTTCATGCGCTCCTTGTGTTGTTTGACCTTCACTATTTACTGCGGTTCCTAATGCACCACTATCTATTGTAATTGAAGTCATACTTCCTAATGCGTAGTATAACCAAGACATATTATTTAATGATACATCTAATGATGCACCACTAACTGTTTCTGCTCCTTTGTATTGGAAGCCAAAATCTCTTGATGCACCAAAGGCTAAGTTTAATTGTTTCATTTCTGCATCAATAGAAGGTGGACTAAATGAATTTACAAGTCCTAACCAATTATCTGAATTTAATACTCTTCCTTCATCAACATATAATGCAGCACTACTTAATGTTCCTGATGCCCCTGTTCTATCAACTGTTAAATTAGCATCATTAACAGCAGTTACAGTTCCAAGTAATTGACTACCAGTAAAGGTAGTTCCTGAACTATATAGTTTATCTCCAACATTATATAATGCAGTAGTATGGCCTGTTCCTGCTAATGTAACAGTAGTGCTACTAAGAGTTCCAGTCCCATAAGTAGTAACTGTAAATGGTGCAGGACAAGGTGCGCCAAAAGGTTGAATTTCTAAATCAGTAATAGAATCTGGAAAATCATCAGCAACACCACTAAATAATAAAGAATCAGTAGTGTTATATGCAATTCTAGCAAATACTGTGCTATCACCTTCGATTTTAGCCATACAACCAGTGTATAAATCTGGAATTAATTTAAAATAATCTCTAGTATCTGCACCAATATTAATACGAACTAAATGAGTTCTACTTACACCATCTCTAAATGTTCTAGTTTCCATCGCAGGATTAGCCACTGTTCCCATTCCTACTGCAATATAAGTTTCTGGAATTAAACTTACAGATGCACCTGCTCCGATAAATACTTCATTACTCATTTTATTTCACCTAATCTGCACATTCAGCGAATCTTTTCAATTCTACCGACATTTTATAACCTAACAATCTTTTACCTCTATCGTTAGCCTCACTTCTTCCTGTTAATTTAATCATACTTGCTTTTCCTTCTACATTATCACTATTATCTGTAACTTTGGGAAGTAATGACTTAGATTCTAAGATGTAGCGAACCACGCGGTATAGGTCTTTAAGCCTGTCGCGAGCAAATGTTAGACCTGTGGAATCATCGTTTCTTCTTTGTAATACCCTAAGATGTAAAGTAAGCCCATAAGTTTCATTTCTTGCTACATGGTCTATTGTTGGGTATTCTAAACTTGCTGAATCTTCAAAGAAAACAATAACTGCTTTTTGGTCTACATCTACTCTATTGCCTCTATTTGGTTCAATAGAACGTATATCAATAAATAAAGGAGTATTAGTATTACTAGAAGATATATCGCCTCTAGATAGTAATGCAGATGAAGCAGATGACCAATTATCAGAAATCAATCTAATTACGAAAGTGATTTCATCCATTTAGACATATCCTCCTGTATGCTTTTTACTATTTTTTGTTCTAATATATCTTGAGCATTTTTAATTATTTGTTCATCAGAAAAACTAATATCAAATCCTATCATTTTAGAAACTTCTTTCAATGCTTCATTTCTTTCTTTTTCTATTTCAATTAATCTTCTAAAATCTGAGATTAACTTAGTCCTAGACATTAACATCACTCAATTAAGAATACAATATTTTTCTTACCATCAATAATCTTATTTGCTTCTTCAATTAGAATATCATGTTTTTCTTTTAATGAAATTCCTGATTGAGTATCTGCAATTAAGATAGAATTATCATCATGTCTAATAACTTCTGCTGCTACTAATTTTGTAGCAGCGTCATGAATAGCAGAATTAACTCTTTTAGAACCAGCAACATAAGTTACTCTAACAGAATGTTTCTTAAGATAAGGATAGTTTTTCAAAAAGAATATTTTTCCTTCACTATTAATAGTCCAATAATCTCCTAATCTTTTCATAGTTTGATTATCTGTAAAAGCAGTTACAGTTGCTCCTGAACCTTGAACAGTAATACCACAATTAGTTCCATCATCGCCCGGTAATTTAGAAGAAATAATTACTTTAGTGCTATCTTCTGAATCTGTTGTAGCATAAAAGAAATCTGATACAGTAAAAGAATCACCACCTTCTTCTTCTATACTTTTAGCAGAAGTAGCACCAGTAAATTCAGCAGTTTTATATGGGAATATTTCATTAATACATGCTACTAATTCTTGTGCAGTAGTTTTAGGACCATAAGAACGATTAAATCTAGTAGACGCTCCACCTGATGCTGCTGAACGAATTACAAAACTATGTGGCCCAACAGTTAGTGTAATACTAGTTAAACTAGTTAATGTATCACTTAAGGTAACTGTTGCAGTAGCAGATGCTAAATCAAGATAATTATTACCCTGCCAAACTTCTAATCTTAATATCTTTCTAACGTTAGAATGGTCTAATTGAACGAAACCAACATAATCAATATAATACGCCATTGGTTCATAAGGTAATCTACTAAATTCAAAATCGTGATATTCATCATTATAAATTACTGGGCGAAAAGATGTTTTTGTAGAATCATCAATTTTACCTTCTACTCTTTTAATTATTTTTCCAACCTCTGCTAGAGTTGGAGTAGTATTAGCATCAAAATCTGCTATTTGTAATAGGCTTGCTACATCAGAAGCAGTTGTATAATAACCTCTTCCCGCAGTATAATTTACATCAATAGCGGTGTAATCGCTTGGGGAAGAAAAAGTAGTCATATTCGCCTCACTTCGTTTTCAAGGGTTGAATAGTTTCTAGATATAACATTTAATACTTCTTGTAAATCTTTTTGAATTTCACCAGAACCTTGTCTAACTCTAATTTCTTTTGGTGTAACTTTAACTCTAGTTCTTCCAATGTTAGGAGTAATAGTATAGTTTATTACTTGTAAAGTTACTTTTTCTGTTTTAGTATTTTCACCTATTTCTAATCTAAAAGTTCTAAAAGTATCATATATTAACCTTCCATTATCATCATAATTAGCAGCAATGTGAGTAGCATTTATAGGTGATTTATATATTTTATCTAACATTGAACCGGGATTTTTATTACTGCCTTCTACAAATGAAGCAGTTTTAGAGAATAAAGCCCTTTGAGAAGTTTCACTCGTTTCTTTTTCTACTGTATAACCTATTTTTGCCTTATCATATAATTCTGTTATCTGTTCATGGGTATCAAAAATTTTTGTTGTAATACTTTTTGTTGGTAGCCGTTTATCTTCTTCGTCAGCAGTTTGTGAATATTCAACAGGATATTTTGTATTCATTTCCCTTTCCATTTTTAATGGGTTATTTGGGTGTTTTATATCAGGATATGTCTCTTTTAAATTATTATTTAAAATAGCATTTCTTAATTCACCTTCTTCGACTTCTTTCTCAGAATCAGCAACACGTTCAGCACCAAATAATTTTCCACGAATAAAACTATCAGTTAAATTAGAAACAGTAAAACCTTCTAATATTTCTTTATTACCGAATCTTTCAGATAAGGTTTTTCTATATTGAAGGTCTTCCTCAGATTCAATTAATCCAGCCTTTATTAGTTTTTTTCCTACTTCACCAGTAAAAAAATCTAATAAATCGGT